CTAAAATCGGAAACAATTTGAAAAACGTCGACGTCCAACTGTGTTAAAAATTTCACAATTGCCAAAAACCGGTAAGAGCGGTATTGACAAAAGCTACAAAAAAGTAGTTGAACGCAAAGCCATTTAAGCTTAGCATTTATCAAAACCGTTTCCGGTCTAAAACTTGTATAGAGATACAAGACTCGACATCGACCATCGAGTTTTAAATAGATTTATACTTTCTCAAGTTAAACAGATACAGGAACGGACGAGTACCTGTATAAGACTGGTGCATTAAGGAAAAACACTAATGAAAAATCAGTTCCAGCAGCTACATAAGTATCTATAGCTAGAAATTTAGAATTTACTCCAGTAGTTGTATCAATTAATGATGTTAGTTCCAGTGTATCGATATCTGAATTATCTATAGATGAACCATCTGTTCTAGATGCAGAATTATTCATCATCATTTTATATCGACTATACATAGGAGCAGCAACTGTTGGACCACCTAAAGTCTTTTGACTTACTAATGATAAACCAGCCATACCAATTGCATATGTTGATGTATCAGTAAATCTTCTTTCATAATCACCATCCTGAGTAACAGGAACGTCTGTAGCGAATGAAAGAACTGTCGATCTTGTTGCCCTAGATCGAGAGATGCTAATAGAATTAACATCTGTTGTGAACCTTGGATTAATGGTATAATTATATGAACCCCTATTACCAATAAAACACAATGAAAACCAAGTAGTGTAATTCCAATTACACCTATTGTATGCTTCAGACCCCGCTGACACTAAACCAACTGCAGTATCATTACCTGTAGTGTCATATCCTGGATATTCTGGTTGTCTACCCATTAAAATTTTTGCAGTAATAAATAAGTCAGCATCAAAATCCTGACTAAACACAAATCTTCTATATGCAGATGATCTTCGCATCAATTGTCTAAGAGACACACAACTCTCACCCATATAAACTAAATTAATATTTGGATCAGGAACTGAGGGTGATAAACCCATTTCACAATTTTTAGTATCAATATCATATTGACCACTTTGTACAGCATATGGTGAAAAAATAGAAGGAATATCAACAGGTCCAGCAAATTCCAAATTGTCACACCCTGATACAAAAACCAATACATCAATATCTGCACTGGCCACAGGACTAGTCTGTTCATTAAGTACACGTATTGTAAGAATACCATTGTGTATTACTCCTAAATCTGTTGTACCTGTACTAGTGGTGGCCACATTAGTACTAACTGGTAATTGTGTCTGTAAATATGCAGTAGGTTGTGTATATGGTATACTAATTTCCACCTCATTCTCTTGTGATATATCTACAATTTTCGTATAAGTTTCTGTTGTGTAATCTCCTGAAGTACCAATACCACCAATGGGATCCCAATTGATGCGAACACGACCACAATGATATTTTGTACAATTAAATTTGATCCTAAATTTAATGTCACCTCTCCAATATTGAAAGCAACTTTGTACCATTGATAATGGAGTATTGTATGTTATAACAGCACCAGTCACACCCACTGTTCTAGCCATAGCTGGAGAAACTCTAGCATAAAATAAACCAGTATCTACTGCATCAGTTGCTTGCCATACAGAAGCATGAATAAAAGATTCACGCTTACAAAAATCTTTAATTAGCAACTCATCTTGTGCGTCTGCTCCTGCTATTTTAGCATCAGTCGAAAGTTCATTCTTGGCATCTAATGTTAATTTTTCTACTGGTGTACCTATATCTGTCGCTGCCAAATTTGCAAATGATTTTGGTTTATATGCATGTACATCATCTATAACTGGTACATTTGTATATCCAAACAAGGATGCAATATCTCCCACCGCACCAGCTGCGTAAGATGTTGCTGTAGCAAATGGTCCTATGACTGGTAAACTTGATAATTTACCTGCAGCTCTAGCAATAGCAGAAGCAGATTTTGAAACAGTACCTTCATGTGAATATTCATCTTTCTTTGCTTGTAAAGCTAGATTTATAGTTGGACCCGCAAGTTCAATATCTTCTGCCCAAGCATAAACTTTAATATATACAGATTCTGTTGTCAATCCATTCGCATTTCTAAGTAGAGTCAACGAACTAAAATCAACTTCACCCATATCAGTTAAGTCTGTTAAACTGGTCGCATCAATCCAGTTTTTATTATAAAGAAAAGGTACTACTATCTCGCCCCCTTGATTATTTTGAGGATAAATATATACATGTGGACGTTGAGATAAGGGTACATTCTCATTATATGACGCATCAGTTACAATATTCGGTAAATCGTAATTCGTCATAGGCTGATACGCAGCCATTAAAGTTCCATAATAAAAAGGGGATGCATTAACTACAAACTTCAAATGAAGATTACATCTCAATAAATAATAATTATCTAATTTCTTTTTAATGGCTGTCTTCAGAAAATATTCATACCAAGGATTAAAGGTAGAAGTACCTGCTACTATACGAGTTCCTATCTGCCATGATTGTTCATAAATCTGAACTGGTCGAGTAAGAAAATCACCCAAATCTACATTTTGTGATGTATCAACTTTGCTATAATTCAAATCATGAGGAATTTGTGTTATAAGTTCATCTTCACCATCATCAAAACTAACATTCTGTTCCTGAGTAGATTCAGTAGCATCACTAGGTGTCATATCAATACCTTCTCCAGACTGAAGGTGAAGACTGTTTTCAGTACAGTCTTCATAAACTGTATTTTGTTTTGAGCAGCAATTACTCATAATTACTATGTTTTCTACTTTTGTACAAAATGTAGACAAAATTTTAAAAAGAGGAAAGTTCCCCATAACAGCATGGACAAATAGACCTACACCTTTACCACCTTTCGGTACGCTTACTATCATCAGCGTCATTCCAAGTACCCACACTACGTTGTAATATGTGGACGTACTATTATACTTGGTTTTCCGTGTAGACACAAGAGCTACTCTTGTGAGTTTGACTTTTTTATATAATAGAAATATAGAGGACGATACCATATTTCAGTTTATAGAGTTTAAAAAAGAATAAAAATTTCTCTTCGATTGCATAAATACATAAATAAAACATATAATATATATATATGCCTCAATAAAGAACACTAATTTTACAATCGACATAAAGCATAAATATATTTTTATGCTTTTCAAAATTTTAATGCGAGCAGTATCTGACCCGCATGCTATAGCTGTAATAATTCCACATATTATATAGTACCCTATATAAGATAGCACTTGAAGCAAAATTATCCATATAATTTTTCGTAAAAATGTAGGATCACCTCCTAAAGTGCCATTATTATGATTTTTTGCAGTAAAATACAAATTCTCATATGCATTTACTGGATTAAATAGACATACTCCTGATTGCAAACTAAAGCATTCCTCAAAACTTTTGCATTTACTTGAACTATTTCTAAAACGTAAAACTAAATCATCATAAGTTGGAAATGTATCTTTATTAACGTAATCTTGCCACTTCAATTTATCTATTAAAGAAACAATCATATCACGTTTAGAATTAAAAACATCTTTACCATAGAAAAAATACTCTTGCAAGGCAGTACACATAACTGAAACTCCTTGATACTCTTCTGTCACTGCTTTTGATTTAACCCAAACCATAAGCATTTTTTCTATGGAATCATGATCAAGAGGTGCTAACATACATTTCATATCTTCATCATATTTCCATGTTCTTTTTAAAAAAGAAGCATCATTTATATTAATAAATGGAACACTAACCGCTTCTTTATCTGCCATAGTATAGACTATATCTAATTTTGCAAAAGTTTCCGATATGGAAGTATGATTAAACCAATCACAATTTCTATTAACAGACATAATATTATCATCTCCATACGTCATTAAAGCTACATTAGATAAGAAACTACCCACTTCACTTTCTGGATTCAATATAAAATACACATATCTCATTCTCAAAGAATTAACTAAACTATTCAAGATTACTGTAAGTGGATTTCCGGATGGATTAGATCCAAACATTTGCACCAAATCACCATTGAAATCAACTATAGAGAAAGCCGTATCTTCCGCTATACCTCTTATAACTTTAATATCATCTTGTGTATAATTACCAGATAATTCACAAAAATTTATCAAAATATCAAAAGCGGATAATATTTCTTTTGGACTCATTCGCTTATCATATGCTTTATAATCTCCAGCAACTATTCGATCAACACCGTACTGAGTTATATATGTATACAACTCTTGCCACTCTAAAGATTGAGCTACAGTTCCAGGCGCAGCTTCAAAAGCAAAACGTTCATTTTGTAACAATCTACAAAAAGATAATAAATATTTCCTAACTACAATGCACCAATCAAATGGTGCACCAGTAAATACACGCGTTTTCTTCATTTTAGCTTTTTTAAATGTCACAGGTTCATCCTTTAAGTGGGCACAAAAATTAGGATTGCATCTTTTTCCATTTAAGTAAGTATTTATCATTAAATCTATACGATCATTAATTTCCTTATGTGATATAGTAACAGGATCTAACATACCATGTTGTGGTGGTATAGCCTCTAAAAAATACTTTTTAGATTTTTTCCATGGATTTCCTGCACTTGTACTACGATTAATCTTATCAATATAAGCTACTTGAGCTCCATTAATAGCTGTAAAATCATCTAGTACCATAAGCATATCTATATTACTTGGATTCATTTTAGTTAAAACATCACTAACATAACCTTCTGTACATAAATCTAAAATACTTGTTTCCAAAACTATTGGTTGTACTAAATCTAGTGCAGCAATTCTCCATGGTTCATATGAACTCATTTCTGGAGCTGTATATTTCTTTTTATAAGTTTTAGGTAATACTTTGCTCATAGGAGTATCTGTGACTCCCGATTTACCTTTACCTCTAAAATCAGTAAAGGAGCCATACACATCTATTGTACCTTCATTCATATATCTAAATACAGACTTTTTGTGAAGATATACAACAGGTCTTTTTATAGTTTCTGAACTGATAAGATCAAAGTCTCCACCTTGAATATTAAAATTAGTCAAAGATGTATATATTTGATCAATAAATTTTCCATCTATGGAATTAGCAAAAACTTCATTTCCTTTCTCCACATTTATAAGCATATGTATACCTAGAATACTATATCAAAAATCACTTTGTATAATCATGGGTGCACCACAATCACCATACAAAGTTGGTTTATTACTTTTAGCTTTCCATAATTTTAAAGTAGCTTTCATATTTTCAGCAGGAAAATCAAGACTTTTTTCTTTTTGTAACTGAATATTGGATAAATTATATTCTATAGTTTCTCCTTTTGGAGTCTTTGAAATATATTTACCATTAAAAACACCGGCACTAGTATCTTTCATAAAATATTGTGTAATTTTCTTTTTCGGCGGCATCTCTCGTATTGTCACAAAAGCTATATCTCGTTGAGGTATACGGTGAATATCTTTTTCAGATAATAATATAACCATATTTGGATTTAACCCAATTTTACTAGATGAAGTGAGATGACATTCTCGGGATGTATCACAATTCGGTAAAGTATGATTATTGGTTAAATATACATGTCCTCCCAAACAAAGTAACTTTCCACTTGTGCCTTTAGTTTCACTAGTGCGAACAGCCACATATATAACATTTTCACTTATTTTTTTACAAAAATCTTCAAAAGTACCACTTTTGGAAGAGGCACTTTCTCTAGTGAAATTAGCACTGGACAATTCAAAATTGTTATTATACCAAACATTCTCTCTCCCGTTACTTTCAGCTAAAGGTCGGGTACCAATACTTTGAGAAACATCACCCTGTACTGTTAAGATCTCTTTCTTATCACTAATTTTATAAATAACTAGTGCTGCTGTAACAGCTGTGATAATACCTAACAAAATGGTTTTATTACCAAAATATGATTGAACTTTGTCACCCATACTAGTCCAAAATTGTGGCGTACTGATAGCTTCAACAGTATTTAAAATTGCTTCTCGTTGATCCACATAAGATTGAGCAAAATTTCTAATTTTAACATATGTTTCAAAATGTGTTCTTATAAACATAAAATTAATTGTATATAATAACATAAATATAACAATCATAGTTAAAGAGTAAGACATTACCACTTCACCTGATTGTAATTTCAAATTTTTACATAAAGAATCAGGTAGTGTACAACATATACAAAGTGATTCTTGTTCCATCATGTCAATACATTGTTTAACTTTACGCTGATCAGTATTAAATTTCTCTATAGCTTCATGGAACCACAATAATAGATCTCGTGTCTGTAAACCTTCATGTATACGTTCTAATTTAGCATACACTCTACCTTTGCTTGCAGGCACTGGTACAACTAAATCAATTGCAAAATCCCATAAATTGGGATATGGTTCAACATTTATATTATTGGTACACAACATACCACGTTCATCTAAAAATTCTTTCTTTGGCACAGGAGTAATAATGTATGGAAATCTACGCTGTGCTGCTGATGGGCATGAAAAATAAGAATAAGCGTTTAAATGTTTAACATTTGTAGTTGCTATAACCAATTTACCCTTAAATGGTGTTGTTCCTTTATTCTCTAATGATGCTTGATCAGGACAAAAGGCTTGATTATTCATGACTTGAATTATATTATCTAATGATTTTGAATCTTTTAAATCAGGATGTTCATTTGCTACATCATCTAAAATAAGAGTATGACAAGAAGAAACAAAACCATCCCAATATTTAGCAGCAGGATTTACTGTAAATCTAAATTCAGAGTTTGTAGATAAATTTTCATGTTTAGCAAAATAAGTTGCTAACATAGAAGTAATTGTGGTTTTACCTATACCTGAATCACCATATATAAGAAGACCAAATGGTGCTTTTCTATTTCTACGGGCTGCTGAGCGAGTATTCAAATCATCTCTCATCATTAACATCTTATGTAATGTTTCTTTAATAACTATTTTCTCTTGATTATTTAAACAATATGAATATTTATGAACACTTGTTAACTTTTCAATAACATTATCCAAATCAGCTCTAAAACTACTCTCTGTAAATCCATGATCTTCAGGATTATTGAGTAACGGTAACTTTCTATTTAAATCTCTACAAGTATCATAGATTTTTTTATATTGACCACCTGAATGAAATATGGTATTTATGTCGCCAGTCTTATAAACTTGATATCCACGTTCAGCAATAAATATTATAGTTTCACATAAAACATAAAAGAAATCTGTAACATTACTGTATTTTTTCTTTAAAGCTGCTTTTTCCATTGCAGTATAATTAAGAAAATCCATTGAGATTCCTAATTTATCAAAAATAGATAAGCTCATCATATATAAAGTACACTGGTGAAGTTTACTAACTATGGGACTCGAAAATATATTTTTCATACCACTAAGTCCAGATCTTATATCATCTAAGTGTTCTTCAAAATTTTGAACATTTAAACCACTAATAATTTTAGTTATATGTGGTAAAGCTCTATCTTTCAATATGTGGTATGTAGATTCGTGAAATCTTAATTTTAAGAAATTCAAACATGCTCTGATTATAATTTGAATTCGAGTCATACCTTCTACAGTTTCTGTAGCATATTTAAAGAAACATAAAGTATCATCAACTAGTTTAACAATATATTTCTCAGACATTTCAACTTGTGATTTTTGTAATTTATACCAAAGTGAAGCTGATTGTAATGCATATTTAGGTTTACATGCAACTAAATCACCAAAAATATTAATATAATATGGTGTATTTGATTTTAATTTGTAACTAGAGCGTTGTTCATGTTCGGGTATAAGAGAACTTAAAGATCTCTTATTGACATAATTAAAATTATATATTCTATCACAAACTAAACTTTCTGAAAATTCAAAATCATCTTCAAAATTCATATCTGTCATATCAAAAGATTCATCAGAATCTGAATCAAATATAATTTCACCATTCTGTAATCGAAGGCTGAGTTGCCTTATTTCGTACATTAATTGGTGATGAGGATAAATAGCATTAGCTATCATACCCATAATATCCATATCTTCTACAAATTCACGACTACATGTAGGAACTACAGTATGAATTGCATAGGATAAATTATAATTTATCAAATCATAACGATCAAAATCTGGTTGAGTTTGTAAAACGTTAGATTTGAGCTCATAAAAATTTAAAAATTCTTTGTCGTAAG